TACTCGAATTCAGCGGCTAAATCCTCCCACTTTTTCAGTTGGATATATCGCCCCACAAGAACATTTTGCTGGTCAAGGTCAGGAACCTTGCTGATCATACTGAAGGCTTCCTTCTTCATGGTCACAAGTTCATCAATCCGGGTGTTAATATCTTCTTCAAGGGACATGATTTTTACAATGGTTTCCCCTAAAGTGTCTTTTGGCCCGGAAGTCTGAACCTTGTCCGGCTTCAGTTCATAATTCTGACTTGTCAAACTGGATCGAAGGGTATTCACTGTATCTGTCAACCGCTGGATCAGACGGTCAGTTTTTCGGATTTGGGCAAAATATTCTTTAGCCCGCTGGGAAAGTTCCTTATCAGTCACTATGTAACACACTTCCTTTCTAACATCTGTAACAGAAAAAACACTGATATATCAAGGCTTTTCAAGGGTTGCAACAGATACCACAGATATTTTTGCTATTCTCTCTTAATATTACTTTCTTATATATTTTTTTATTTTTTAAGTTTAAGTAATATAACATCTGTGGTATCTGTGGTAAGTTTGAAAAAGTCCAGTATTCACAAGGGTTTTCACTGTTACAGATCATAGTTCACATCTGTCCCATCATCTGTTCCAACCCCTCAACTTCTGAAGGATTTCCACGGCCAGCGCCTTCAACC